CCTTCTGTGTCTGTGATCACACCAGTTTCAGGATCAAAGAAATATGATTTGCCAGTTTCATCACTGACCAACTGTTGTCCAGGTGGAGGCACAGGTGTCTGTGGAGCAGGTGTGGGTGCTGGCGTAGGAGCAGGAGCCTGTGGCGGAGCAGGTGTTTCCACAGGCGGTGTGTAAATGACCTTGCCGCTGTTGTCCAGGATTTCACCTGTGTTGTGATTGAAGAAATAGGTGTTGCCCAATTCATCATACACAACTTCTGTGCCCGGAGGAGCAACTACATTGCCTGGACCACTGGGTGTGGTTGTAGGAGGTGGTTCTGTGGGTGCAACAGGTGCAGGTGCCACTGGAGTAACATCTACAGGAACAACATCTCTTGAACCTGGTGTGATATCAACTGGTGTGATTGGTTTGGTAATCTCTGTAGGTCCAGATTTGACAACCCAAGCATTTGATGCTTGATCAATGTAGGCACCTGGGGTGTCAGCGTTGGCTAATACAGTGCCATCAGGAATAGCACCTTTTAAGTGTTGAGCACGCACAGTAGGACTCATGTTGTCATCAGCAATCAATCCACTGACATCCACTCTGTAGGGTCCAGCTACGTTGGTGCCAGTGCCAGGTGTGGGTTCTGTGCCACTCACGATTTTGGTGCCGCCGGCGTCGTGAACATCACCTGTGGCAGGATCATATGTGCCCACTGTGCCATCAGGCATTTTGACAGGAATGGTTGGACCGCTTGGAGCAGGTGTGGGTGCTGGTGCGGGTGTTGTGGATTCAGGGGCCTTGCCATACACTGGTGTGCTGCCGTGATTGGTAAACGAGTTTAGGTCAGATTTTAAGTATGCTATTGAAGTATTGCGTGCTACCTCTGTGCCAAGGTAAGTGGCCATGGTAGTATTCATGCCAGATGCTTTGAGAACACTGGATATCTGTGTGCCATTTAGACCTTGTGCTTTGAGTTGCTGTGCGTCAGCAATAGCAAAATCAATGTCAGCTGCTGTGGTTCCTGCTGTGTAATGCGGAGCAACTTCAGTTGGCATAACAGGTCCAGTAGTCACAGGAGCACCTGGTGTCGCAGGAGCAGGGGCAACAGCGGTAGCATTGTTAATAGCTGTGTTGACTTCGCTTAACCAACTGGTTGAACCATTGGATTTGGAAATAATACCGTTGATGTCAACACCTTTGGCCGCAGCATCGGCTGCCTTGCTCAAATCATAGCCATAATTCATCAACTTATCAATAGAAGCACTGTTCAAATTGCTGTTGATAATTTTGTTAACAACAGCATCTCCTTTGCTGGCAACGTTGTAAATTTGTGTGCCAGTAAGATCTTTCATCAACAGTTTTTGTGCGTTGTCTGCTGATATAGTGCCAGCACCAACCAATCTATTGGCATAACTGATATCATTGATTGAAGCACCAGCCTTCAACATGTCATTGATATTGGTTTCAGCAAACTTGGTATCACCCAAACCTGTGAGTGTGCTGGCTGTGACACCAGTTGATGCCAGATCTACAAGATCTGAACCTGTGTAGCCCAGGCCTGTAAGTTTGGTCACATCCGCAGGTGTATAACCATTTTGACTGAGAATAGCAGCTTCGCTATTGGTCAGTTTACCGGCCGCAACTTCTGCTTTGTAAGGTTGAGCACGCCAGGCATCCTGCTGTTCAGCAGTCATTGCTTGACCAAGATCACGACTGACTACGTTTTCAGTATTGCTGTAGATTGGTGTGGTTTTGTAATAGTTTTGTATTTCGCTGGCGATTGAAGCAGCGTTGCCGCCACCAACAGCACGTTGAGCTGCCAAGTTAGCAGCACTTTCGCTGACACCTGTGGCCATCAAGTTTTCTTTGATCTGGGCTTGACTCAAACCTTGTGCTTTGAGTTGTGCGGCATCTTGTCCAATAGTTTGGGAATCTTCAATGCGTTGCAGCAAATCCAAGTTGTTGCCAGCTGTGATGCTTTTGGCAGCAGGATCACCTGAATAACTACCGGATGGCATGCTGGCTGCCACGTTGGCAGCAACATCAGCAGCAGTGCTGCCTTGGAATGTGCCTTTGGCAGCTATCTCAGCAGAAATACCATTGACACCAGAATCTTTCAGTGCTTGCACAACTTGTGATTCATTAAGTCCAGCAGCTTTCAAGTTGGCAGCGTCAGCAGCAACATACACAGAATCCTGGGCACCTTTTTGGGTAACGTTGGCAGAGATCTTGCCAGATGCCATGCCATTGTTGATACCGGCAAATGCGTCTCTGGCCACACCTGCCAAGTAGCTACTGGCAGCACCTGTAGCTGCGGCAGCAATAACTTGTTTCACAGTGCCACCACGCAGGGCAGCAAGTCCGCCTGAAGTGGCTGCTGTGCCAATCAACTGTGCTGCTACAGGACTGGCCACGCCCACAGCACCGGCAATCTTTTGTCCCAACACAGGAGTCAAGTAAGTTGTGGCACCTGCCAGGGCAGCAGATGTCAACACGTCTTTCAAACTGCCGCCTGCGGCCAAAGTCACACCAGCAGAAAGAGCCGCTGATCCCAAGACCGCTGCTCCTGTGGCAGTTGTAGCACCCAACCAAGTTCCAATGCTTGGAATCAAGGTAGGGGCAAAGATTGCCACAGCAGGCATGATCACAGGTGCATATTGACGCACAAAGCCTGTGAACTTGTCCCACAGGCCAGTGATCCAATCAGGCAAGAACTCTGGTAAACCGGTCTCTGGATTTATAGTTCCTGAACCACCGTGAGCCTCAAGTAGCTGTGCTTCTTCAGGGGTGATGTGTGCCAGAATCGTATCAGGGCCGCGACCTTTTTGTTCTAATTTTTTTACCAGGGCATTCTTGGCCATTTTACATTTCCTCTGCGACTTTGCCCAATACTACCATGGTTGACAGGATTTGGAAGTTTGGTTTTTTTAGTTGTTCTGCTGTGGCAATACCTTTGTCAATCATGTATTTGACAAACTCAGGATATTTCTTTTTGTCGTGTAATGCTGCTGCGGCTTTGCGTCCAATCTCAGCAATCTCCTTGGGAGGTGCACCTGTTTCAGCAATCAGCTTGCGAGCAGTTTCAGTGGCCTGTTCACGTGTGATGGGGTTCTTGGTAGCTGCCACAGCCTTGTTGGTTTGTTGCTGTGCGTATTGAGCACCCACCTTGGGGAATTGAACTTGGACTTTGACTTTTTTCATTTTAATATTTAGTTTACCCTGTTTGACCAGGTGGTTTAGCCTTACTGTTTGACAACCTGTGCTGACAGGCTACGCAGTCTGAATTCTGCTGTTTCAACCAGAACAGTGTCTGGAGTAGAAAACAACACTTCGAGAATATACCAATAGTAACCTGGTCCAGGAGAATCAACCACTGTGCTGAACACAGTGTCAATTTGATCCAATGTTCCTGGACCTGAGAGTCCAGTGAAGTTGTATGATTTTTCCGCAATGGTAGCAGTTAGATTGAAAACAAAGTCAGGGTTGATAGGATCATTGTTTGGTAAGCCAATGTATCTATTGAGTTGAACTCTATAGAACAAATCTCCAGATCCAGTGTAGGCAATGATGTTATCCAACTGAGCAGATATAAACACTCTGTCAGTGCCACCTGTTACAGTCACACGAGCATTACAATCAGTGGACAATGCTTCATCCATGTTGTTAACATAAACATTGCCACCACCATAATCATCACCAATGCCTGGAAAACTACCATTGGTTCTGAATATCACGTAATCTGTGGTGCATTTGATTACACCAATAACACCTTGATAACCATTGTAGAATGGAGATCCATCATATATGGCTCCTGTCCAACCTGACCCTCTCAAGTTGTTGCCATTGGCAAAAGGTGGGCTTGGTTGTGTTGAACTGAAATTGTATTGAAATGTGCGATCATCTATTTGAACAGCACTTGAGCAAGCAATGGCGGGATCAATGTTGATAGGTTTGATTATGCTGGCTGGTGGATAGAACACAATGGTTTCAGCACTTATATCATCAGTGTTTGCTGCACTCAGTGTGACCACATATCCATTTGTGGAACTGTAATCAAGAGCAGTGACCACTGCTCCAGATCCTATGCTGGCACCAACCACTGTGTATCCTATGTCAATGCCAGAATAATTGGTAGTCAATACAACAGTATATTCAGTGTCTTTGCCGCTGGCAACCTTGCTCACACTGGCATAGGTGAATGGAATGCGATAGTTGCCTGTCAAGAATGCTGCGGTATAAGCACTGAAGCCTTGAAAGTTTTGTCCCAAACCACCCGGACCACTCAGCAAATAGTTTACTGCTTGAAACAGTTGATCATTGCTTTCTATTGGATATTGGCTCATCAGCGGTCATCCTCAACTTGTGTATATTGCCATGTGGTGGCACTACACATCCAAATGTCTACATTGGATGAGTTACTGAGTTCAATGGAGTTTACACGGAAAGCGTTTTGATTGATCTGTGCCCAAGGATTGGCAGTGTCAATGGGCATTTCAACAGCCACTGTGCTGACAGGTTCTGAACCCACAGAATCAGCACCTTCAATGGTAACTGAAATGTTGCCTGTTGATGGATAGATGGGCAGCTCACTGTTGCCCATGTTTACAACTTCTGGCAGTATGCGATGAACCATGACTTTGCCGGAATAGTTGGGCAGCATTTTGATATTGTCTCTGCGGAACACTGAATCAATGGCACCGCCATCAATCCAACTGTAGCCTTGGTCTTTCTGAACCAATGGAACATCAGTGACACCGCGAGCATAGACCACTGTGCGTGATCCTTCGTTGCTGGACCAATCAGGATCATCATAGGACCACACAGGTGATTCACAAGCAAAGGTAGCTTCTGATACATCTCTTGGAGCGTTCCAGCAATCCAAATCATAGCGATATGAGATCATCTTGTTGGGTGATCCACCAGGATTGGTGATGGGATCATAGTTTTTGTCTGTGTAATAGATTTCAACTTGGTTGCGTTGTGTGTTTACTTCCATGAACATCTGCTGAACATGAGCAGGGTCCAGTTGATCATAGAACCAGTTCTTCACACGCTGATTGCCAACGCCCTGAAAGTCATTGCCATCAAACACCCAAATGTCTCTGCTGTCTACACCGTATACCAGTTTGTCTGTGTTGGCCCAGGCATTGCTTGTGAGCATGCCACGTCCTTGGTTAAACAATCGCACACCCAGGATAGGTGTTGATGTTGTGGTATAGTTCAAAGGACTAAACACCACAGTGTCCCAATATGAGCACAAGAACAGTTGACCATTTGATGGGAACGCATCCACACATGTGCCACGCAAGGGCACTTCCAACTGGTTGGCCACGTTGGTCACTGTGGGTTGCCAGGTCAGCGGAGCTTCATTGAGACCAAAGTTTTGACTCCACTGCACTGTGACAGGATAGTTTATGTCTGTGTCGTCCAGTTGAGTGGCAGTTAGATTACCAGCCACCAGGATTGAACCCACGTTGGGGGTGTTGTAGATACGCATCCAACCAGCATAATAACTCTTCCAGTTGGGGTTGTAGTTCCAGGCATATTTTGGAGCCACGGATCCTACACCACCACCTGGGTAACTGGCACCTGGCACTGCGATATAATCCACATAGGTGGTAGTGCCACCTGCCACAGTGTAAACACCGTTGATGTAGTTGTTGACGTCACTGATCACAATTTGTTCACCGGCTGTGTAAGCGGTTGTCACAGCAGCTTTGAATGTCAAACGATAACGGTCAGGATATGTTGGAGCAAGTGAAACAATGTTGGAAATGCTGGCAGGCAATGTGTTTGAATACGGAATCAACACAGCACCTGCTGTGTCTGGCAGGAACATGGGAGGATTTAGGCTGTCATTGAAAAACGGCACAGTGCCGTTCCAGGCTTCTGTGATGTTGGTGTTTTGAGCATAACCTGTGAATGTGCCGCCACCAGGAGTGATATCATACCAATCCACATCTGTGCCATTGGTTGCCCACCACTTGCCTTCTGTGGTAGCAACAATAAACCAAAACTCGCCATTGCGACGATAGTTGGAACTGACATAAGTTGGTGTGCCAGGAACAGCAGTTAGGATTTCTTCATCACCTGCTTGACTGCGAATACCACGCACATCTGTTTCCACATTGACGCCTGCGTTGTATTCGTTGGGTCCCAAGGCTGTTGATGGCACATCTGGAGAGAATGTCATCTTAGCAAATGGGATTCTTGCTTCGTCTAATTGACTTTTGATTTGAGCCATTGTTGTTCCTTAAACTATAGTTAACGCATATCTGATCATTACAATGCCACTGCCGCCTTGTGCACCTGATTGTCCAGTAACGCCTGATCCACCGCCGCCACCACCAGCTCCTGTGTTAGCAGAACCAGCTGTGGCGGCCACATTGTTATAGCCACCATTGCCGCCAATACCTGAACCACCAGTTCCAAATGTAGTGTTCAAGGTGCTTTGTGCTCCACCGCCACCACCTGCTGAATAATATGTGCTGACGCCAGAAAAACTATCAGTAATACCAGATCCGCCATTGCCAGCCTTGACGTTGTTGGTGGCATTTTGTCCAGCACTGCCATAACCACCACCGCCACCACCAAAATTACCATTGCCTGATCCTATTGTGGTTCCGTTACCGCCAGGATTGCCAGAAGTTGCTGAACCTCCAACACCGCCTTGTCCAGAACCGCCACCACCGTTGGCACCAGTGGCACCGTTGACAGGAACACTAATACCATATCCAGCACCACCACCACCACCTGTGGCTGTTTGGCTAAACACACTGGAGTTGCCGCCATTGCTGGCCAACCCAGCTGTTGATTGTGCTCCGCCAGCTCCAACAGTCACAGTATAAGTGCCAGCGACTGCACTGTAAGTGCCGCTGACAATTTGGCCGCCACCGCCGCCGCCACCACCTGAGCCACCACCGCCGCCGCCACCTCCTACAATAAAGTATTCCACAGTGGCTGCACTTTTGAGCACAAAAGAACCACTGCCATAAAAAGTGTGCAAACGGTATGGCTGTCCAGACACTGTGATAGTGCTTTGTGTGCCACCGCTGGCTTGCGGAATGGCAAAAAGAGCATCCATGCCAAATGGTAAGACCATTATGCGTATCCTTTGATTAGGTTGGTTAGATAGTTGGTGCCATCATAGAACACTGTGAGCACGTCAGTTGAACTGGCTGTGGTGCTTAGGGTGTTCACACCATAGGCAAACTTGTATGCGGTGTTGGCAGTCATCACTCTGTTGCCTGTGGCATCTTGTGTGAAAATCATGGTCAGACTTTGACCCGCAGTCATATTTGATGGCACATTCAGTGTAAAGTTGTTGTTTGCCGTGAACTTCAACACAGGAGCTGTGCTGGCATTGGGTGTTATAGATGTGCTGGTATTACCAACAGTGACCACAGTTTGGACATAAGGACCAAGCGTGGTTTTGCCACTCACAGACAAAGTGCCATATACTACAGCATTGGCATTTACAGTTAACGCATTGGTATCAACAGTGCCGCTGAATGTGCCATCAGCAGCATTGGTCAATGATCTGCTTTGGATTCGCAGAGTTGACAGATACACGTTTCCAGTGCTTAAAACACCACTTTGGGCTGGATTTAATACAATATCACCAGAGCCTGCCAATGTGACATAGGCATTGCTGGCACCATTGGTGATAATCATTGTGTTGCTTTGCAAACCTGTTACGTTGGCCAGATTATAGTAACCAATTGTATTGCCACCGTTGATCCAAACTTTGCCATTGGCCACAGCCACGTTGGCAAAACTATTGCCACTCACAATGCTATTGCCAGCAGATGCTGTTATACCAGTCAATGCTGATCCATTACCAACAAAGTAGTTGGCTGTGACGTTGCCACTCACACTCAAACTGGTCAGCGTGCCCACACTGGTAATAGCAGGCTGACTGGCTGAAGTCACTGTGACTGCGGTAGTAGCTGTAGTAGCTGAAGTGGCTGTGGTAGCTGTGGTAGCTGAAGTTGCTGTGCCAGCTGTGGTAGCATAGGTTGCATTGGCAGCAGTGGTAGCCGATGTTGCTGTGCCAGCAGTGGTAGCATAGGTTGCATTGGCCACTGTGCCCACAATGTTGGCTGCTGGCAAATTGGTTAACGCAGCACCAGAACCAATATGCACAGCACCTGTGATGTTGCCTGTGGTGATAATGTTGCTGGTCACATTGCCAGACGCCAGATATGTGGCAACTTGTGCGTTTGAATATGTAGATGGCAGGCCGGTGAGTTGGCTACCATTGCCCAGAATATAATTGCCTGTGACATTACCTGTGGCACTTAGGTTGCCACCCACAATGTTACCTGTCACAGTGAATGTGCTGGGCAGTGTTGAAGACACATTGCTCAATCCGCTGCCATCACCATGATAAACGCCAGTGGCGTAAACATCGCCAGAGACAGATGTTGTGGTTCCAAGATACACTCCAATAACATTGGCCTTGATTCTGCAGCTGCTACCAACAGAAATATTGGCTTGTGCTTCAGCAGTAGGGCCATTCTCAGTTCCCAAATACACAGCACCACCAGCACCACCACCATAACCTGCGTAGTTGGTTGTGACAAAAAGATCCAAATTATATGGCGACGACGTAGATGTAGAAGTGATCAAACCAGATCTCAATGCGTAAGCATTCATGTCAATATCACCAGTAGCAGTGCCTGCTAATGGTGAGGTTGGCAAGTTGGTTAATTGTGAACCATCACCAATAAAGTAATCACCTGTAATGTTGCCTGACGCACTTATTGTGGTTGCTGTGATGTTGCCACCATTGTTGATGTAACTGGTCAAGTTGGCCAAAGTGACCTTGTAGTTGGTGTTGTTTTCAACCACAGGAGCAATCGTAGCAGCAGTGATATTGGCTGCTGGTAGATTGGGTAGTTGACTGAATTTGATATTTCCCGTTGTCATTATTGTTCCTCAATTAGGGTTAGGCCATCTTCTGTGATGAAATAGTAAACACCATCTTCAGTGATGAATTCTACATTGTAGGCCACAACATCACCAATGGTGATGCCAGAACCAATCTCAATGCCAGAACCAATCTCAACACCACCACTCATGGGTAATCCTGACGCCACCAGGGCTTGTAAGCAGCACGAGCTTGCTCTTCTGAAAGATTGTTTACCCAGCAGTTGTTTTCTGGATCCCACACAGCAACATAACTGGCGTCGCCTGGTCTGTTGCGATAGATTTGTTCGTGTTCAATGTCAGCAGGCACAGGCACACCAGTGGCCAGGCTCACAAAAACATCTTCTGTGATTTCGCGAACACCATAACTGTGTTGTTCTTCTGGAAATAGATCGTAGCGTAGTTGAAGTCTATACATGATTAGCTCGTTGCGTTGACAAAAGTTGTGGAACCTGATGTGCCATCCATATGCATCAAAATGCCTGTGTATTCATCCACGTTGAAACTATACACAGGAACAACAATGTTACCAATGGGATCATATCTCGCTATGCCTTTGGCCACAGTGAGTTCGTCCACATAGATACCACGCAGGTTTTCAGCTCCAGTGCCACCAGAGTTATAGTTGCCTATGGTCAGTGCATTGGTGCCTACGTTGGCAAAGTTTTGTGAGTTTAGGTTACCACCACCTGCTATGGTCTGTTTGACGCCATTGATCCAAAAAGAGTATTGTGTGGCAGCGTTGGCATTGCGTTGAACCACAAAATGAGTCCAGGCATCTCTTGGATAGGACACAGTGACATAGGGACCGTCGGTGCCATTACGAGCAAAAACGCTGAGAGCATTGATACCACCTGCGTTGTTGAAAGTCTGACCCATGCGTATACCAAGACCTTGACTGGCATTATTGACAATAATATCAGCAGTGCCACCTGTGGTCAATCTGGCAGTGGGAACATAAACCCATCCTTCCACAGTAAAGTCTCCTGTGCCCACACTCAGTGATTGATTTGAAGTCACTGTCTGAATATAGCCACCACCTGTGTTGCCAAACATTGAGCCTGTGCCAAACTGTTTGATTGTGGTGTTTATGTTGGCCACACCCGCAGGGATTGTAAAGGTCAAGCTTGAATTGGTGCTGGGAGTTCCTTCCCTGCGTTCATTGGTGTTGCTCCAAAAACCTTGTGCTGTGGGCAGTGTTGGCATTATAGGAATCCTCTGATCAGTGATGCGTAATATGTATTGCCAATGTAGCTAACAGAAATCATATCAATGGCATTGGCTGCTGTTGACAATGTGCGAACGTTGGACGCAAACTTCCAGGTGCTTGTGAGCAGTCTGTTGCCTGTGGCATCTTGCGAAATCACAAATGTTGCTGTCTGTCCTGTGTTGACGTTGGCCAAACTGTTGAGTGTGATGTTGCCTGTCAAGGTCATGGTCTGGATAGAACCTAAACTGATATCAGGTGTTATTGTGCCTGTGGCATTACCATAACTGTAGACTACAGATGTAAACACATTGCCTGTGATGTTGGCTGGCAAACTGGCTGAGATACCTGTCAACTGCGAACCATTACCAAGATAGTAGTTGGCTGATACGTTGGCAGTGGTTGTGATATTGCCTGTAGAACTGATTGGATTAGAACCAAATGCTGCCAAATTGGCTGCTACGTTGGCGTTGCCGTAAGTGGCTGGCAATCCAGTCAACTGCGATCCATTGCCCAGGAAGTAGTTGCCAGAAATATTGGCAGTGGTTGTGATGTTACCAGTTGAACTGATTGGGTTTGATCCCAATGCAGCCAGGTTGGCCACAACGTTGGCATTGCCGTAACTGGAAACAGCAACAATACCTGTCAACAACGAACCATTACCAATGTAATAGTTTCCTGAGATGTTGCCAGTGGTTATAATGTTACCTGCGGCTGTGATCAATCCAGTTGTGGTTACATTGCCAGCAATCACATTGCCAGACGCTGTGACATTGCCACTGAATAAACCTTGTGTGGTGTAAATGGTTCCAGAGCTCGGTGTGTAAGTAAATCCTTGACCAAAATCATCTATCTGAACTTGATTGTTGCCTGGACCACTGGCAAATGCCATGTAATATGAACTACCAGACGTTGAGTTGGCATTGCTAACATTGACCAGGCTGGCCACATTGGCACTGCTTACAGTTCCTGTTACATTGCCTGCTGGCAAACTGCTCAAATAAGCACCAGACCCAATGAAGTTGCCCGCTGTGATATTGCCTGTGGTCACAATAGTATTTGAACCAAATGCTGCCAAGAATGTGGCCACATTGGCATTGCCATAAATCTCAGGTAGCCCAGTCAACTGTGAACCATTGCCCAGGATATAGTTGCCTGTGATATTGCCTGTGGCTGATATCTCGCCAGCCACATCCAATGCCACTGTAGGAGCATTTTTGTTGATACCCACACGATTGTTGGCAGTATCAACTTCCAGAGCAGTGTTGGCGTTCAACCATTTGCTGAATCTGAATAAACCATTGCTGCCTGTGGTGCCAACTTGCAAATAACCAATGTTCTGATTGGCCACCAAGCGAACCTGATTCTGATAGCTGCCCAGGGTGTTGCCAAGATACAGTTCTCCACCAGTGAGGTTACCATAACCAGATCCAAAGTTTACATAATCAGTGTTGACATTGGCACCTGTGACATTGCCTGCAGCACTTACAAAGCCAGATGCTAAGATGTTGCCATTGGCCACAACACCATAACTGTTGAGAATACCGTTGCCAATTGAGTTGTTTAGGATCAAGTTACCTTGCAGGTTGCCGCCACCAGAGGTGATACTCAATCTTGTTTGACCATTAGTCACAAAGTTCATGGTCAAGTTATCAGCAGTAATGGCTTCACTTGGTGTGTCACTACCAAACCACAGTGCTGTGTTGGCTATAACATATTCACCAGCCACATTGCCTGCTGCTGACACATTGCCAGAAGCGTCAATGGCACCTGCATACACTGTGCTCCAACGGTTTTGGTTGTTGCCCAGTTCTTGTGTAAGGTTGGCCACAGGCGTAACGCCCACATTGCTTTGCCAACTGTTGGTTAGAGCATTGTAAAGCAAGGTAGCCACAGCAGGATTGCCTGCTTCCAAGCCAGCACCGTTGACATTGGCTGCTGTTGATTGGTTATTGGCCACTGTAATGGTTTTGTCATTGGTAACAATGGTGTTTGAATTGATTGTTGTGGTTGTGCCTTGAACAGTCAAGTTGCCTGTGATGATCTGATCACCATAAACTGTAACACCAGCTGATGTGATGTCATCTGAATTCAAACTACCAGCCACAGTGATGTTGCCTGTCGCTGAAATGTTGCCAGCGTCAATGTTGCCAGTGGTTGAAATCACATTGCTGCCAAAGTTGGCCAGCAGTGATACCACATTGGCATTTGAATAAGTTGCTGGCAAGCCAGTTAGTTGGCTGCCATTACCAAAAATGTAGTTGCCTGTGATATTACCAGTTGTGACAATGTTGCTGGAGATACCAGCAGCCAAGTATGCACTGACATTGGCGTTGCCATAGCTGCCACCAATGTTTGACAGCAAGCCGCCATCGCCCAAATAGTAGCTGGCACTGACATAGTTTACGCCTGTGATGTTGCCAGACGGGCCCAGTGTGCGGATATTGCCTGTAGCTTGAATGTCAGCACCTGAAGTGATGTTGATACCAGAAGTAATGTTGCCAGAAACCACAGCGTCATGTGTGATAGCAAGATTGCCACCAGCCAAGTTGCCTGTGTATGTGGGCAAGTATGCTGCCACATTGGCATTTGAATAGTTGCCTTGTGTGTTTAGCGGAGCACCGTTGGCATAGTAGTAGTTGGCAGCGTAAACACCTGCATTGGCCAGCACATTACCTGTGGTAGAAATGTTGCCTGTGGCTTTGATATTACCAATGGTGTTGCCACCATCTGTGCCCTCAGCCAAAAAGCTTTCCACATTGGCGTTGCCATATCCTGTGCTGGGCGTGATATTCTGACCGCCGGCATTGTAAAGCGTAGTAAAGTTGTTGGCACTGACATTGGCTGTGCTACCAAAAGTGTATAAACTTGATGTTGACATTGTGCCAGTCCTTACTTGATGTTATATTGACGATATTGTCTTGGTTGCCAAACGGAAGTTAGGCGTGTGTGACCACCTGACCACTTGCCCAGATTGTTTTGATCCTCTACTGTGTTCCAAGCATTGTCAAACTTGGCTGCGTATGTTGCTGCGTCTTGGTCATTGTGACGCTTGATGTAGTATTCACGTAGTGTGCCATACACATAGCCTTCAGGCCAAGTGGCCAGCACAGCATTTGATTGCACTGTTTCGCCTGGCGAACCACCTTCCACAGGTGAGAACAACAAAGGCCAGGCCTTGTAGTAATACATGTTGATGAGATCGCCCTCACCAATATACGGCAAGAACTGATACTTGTCGCCCACTTCTGAAAACTTTCCACGGATCACAGCAGGCACGTTCACAGGTTGCAAATACAACTGAGCAATCATGCCCTGTGTGATGATGTCTCTGTCACCAATACGGTCATACACAATCCATGGTCCGGTTTGACTGCTGGGATTGCCTCCTGGCTGACCTTGTTTGAAGAACAAGATGGGCTTGTTCATGTCTGGCGGGATTGGTATCTTGCCATACTGATCAGCCACGCCAATGTTTTCAACAGCATAGGGATCGCAACGCAGTGCAGGCAGCTCCACGTTACGCATTGACATTTCAGCCAAGAAGATACATTTTTTGATTTCAGCATCATTGGTGCTGCCAGTGAAGTCTTTGATGAAATCAACTAAGTCATCTGCTGAGGGGATTTGGAAACTCATATTGTGTGTCCCTTAAAGAACTTTTGTTGCCCTTGCTTGGTTGGATACGGAACATCAATGGGAATGGGCAACTTGCCACCTGGGTAGCAAACGTATTGATTGTATTCCTTTTCTACCACTCGGTAGAACTGAGCCTTGAGTGTGCGATCATGTTTGATTGCTGCCCAGGGCATGCCACCAAAGTATTGATCACTGATGCGTATGCTCACAACATTGGGCAAGTCCATCCATTTGTAGGTCAGCTTACCATCATCGCCAATGGGTGCCAGGGGATCCGGAAATCCCTGTTCAGCAGCCTTGCGGTATTCTTGACAGCGACGAGCCACTGCTTCAGCGTTCATTTGCTCACGACGGATATAGAACTTGCCATCTTCGCGACCAGTTGTGGTGCGAATGTTTTGGCTGGCATTCCAGCTGGTTCTTGACCAATCGCCCTTCATTGAACGATACAGTTCATCGTTTTTCAGCAACTTGTCAGCAATACCATTGTGATTGGTGACCATGCCACCATGATCTTGTCTCCAATAGTCGTGATTCTTTTCGGGATCCTTGTCATCAAGGTATTCAGGTTGGTTTATGTCGTGGCTCATCTTGTATTTAGTAGGGTGGTAGTATAGCGGGTTTTTGCCCAAACAAAAAGGGGGCCAAAGCCCCCTTGTTGTGATCTGTTACAAGAACTAATTGGAAACTGATCAGTAGGTGTCGCCGGCACCAGCGTTGGTGCGAGAAACAAACGCAGCTCCACGAGGACCGCTTACGCTGGCACCTGTGGTAGAGATGTTGTGCAATACGCCAACACCAGCTGGGTTGCGAACAATCAATGTTCCTTCCATCAAGAACTGGTCCAAACTTGCGTCAGCGTTTGAGAACACTTCGTTGTTTGGTCCCAGATCACGTAGACTACCCCACTGGAGCACGTCTTCGTTCAGGAAGTAGATTTGGTCGCTTACACCAGCTTGATCCATGATCCAAGAATCATAGATTTCGTAGGTGTAGTTGAAGTCACCTTCATAAGTTTGAATGGTGTCACCACGCTCAACGTTACGACGGTTGATGCTGGTGTTTGAGTTAACAATGTTGTCAGAGATCATTGTGCGTAGGCTGGTAGGAACAACCATGGTGCGGATCTTGGCATTGTAACGTTGCTCAGCAACTGTAACCAACTGCTTGTAAATCACAGGCTGGAATACTTGGTTAGTAAATGTTCCAGTGTAGAACTGTGTTCCGTTTGAGTTGATTACCAGGTTACCAACGTTGGCTGTAGAGCTGTCGCTGCTAGCGTTGTTGGTGTTGGTTGTGATGTTGGCAATAGCTGCACCGCTTGGGTTGAAACTGTGTGTTCCAGCGAAAGCGTTCAGCGAACCCATACGACGACCTTCTGTCTGGTCAGTTGCTGGGCTGATTGCTGTGCCTGATTGACCACTGTATTGTGTTCCAATCTGGTCAGCACGAACCAATTGCATTTCAACGTCAAACATCAGCTCAATCAGCTGCTTGACTTCTTGATATGCTTGTGGGTCACCACCTGCTTGCATAACAGCACGAGCTGTGCCTGATGCAGCGATTGTGGTTTGGAAGATCTGGGTGTAGTTGCCCAGGTTGTAACGACCATTGCTTTCAGCGTTGCTGGTTGATACAGCAGCACCTTCTTGCACGGCTTGAGCTTGTGGCAAGCGATAGATGTCGTCAGTCCACAGCGGCAATGTGCTGTTGACCTTACGCTTCTTGCTCATGGCCATGTTTAGAACAGGGGTGTCGTCTTTGACGCGGTTGGATACGTCCAGGTCCAGGTCCTTGACAACGATGTCTGAACCATAGGCTGTGGTGCCGTTACCAATTTGACTTGTGGTGATTTCTGCCATTTTAATTCTCCAATATATAGGCTATTTTTATCTACCACCTCTTATCTGACGCAGTCTCTGCACCAGGAGGTTGTCTGCGGCTTTTTTATCGCCGCCCTTGGCTGCTTCACGAAGTTTCTCAATCTCACCGTTGGCATTTTTGCCACCTTGTGTATTGCCACGCCTTGCTGTCAATGCAGCAATTGAGTTTCCAGCGGTCTTGGGCTTGCTGGCGTTGCGGTATTTCAAACCATCACGCACCAGTGCCAACAATGCTTCGTCTGAACTTATCAGGTCAATGTTGGCAATACCAGGAATGATCTCGGCCTTGGAGCCTGTCCATACCTTGGAGATCTTTTCACGCAGTTCATTGTAGACATATTCGTTTTTCAACTCCTTGTCTTGGAAACTCTTGCGGTTGTTCTCCAATACTTCCCGCACTTGCTCGCGACGTATTTCTTTGAACTGATCCACAGCTGGTTTCAAATGGCCTATCACTGTCTGTTGTTGCTGAATGTATTGCTCATTCTGCTGCATGCTTGCTTGGATACGTGCTCGTTGAGCTGCGTCCTGCGTGCGTGCCAACTGTTGGCTGAAGACCGTTTGATAGTTCTGTGTTTTCAAGATCTCATCATACGCGGCTTGCAATTGAGGTTGGACTGTAAACTCCATGGCCAGTGTAAGACCTTCTTGGCGTGCTCGTTGTTCTCTGATATACTCGTCAAACTCAGCTCGCTCTACCTTCAACTGGCGTGCTTCCTCGTGGATGGCTCCACCTTGTCCCAGTATTGATGCTGCCTTTTTGGCGTCTATGACAACTTCTTTGCCGTTGCGAGTAAACTTAAACTTGGCGTTTGGGTTTTCCTCTGCGAACTCAATAAAGTCAATCAATTCGTCGCTGGTTGTGTCTGCGTCTGGAGTGCTTACAGTTTCCTGGGCGGTGTCCTCTTCAGTGGCTTCATCAACACCATGATCAAGCATGGCGTCATCTTCTGGCACTATCTCATCTGGTGCCACAGGGCTTGAGGTTTCTGCCGTCCCCTCCGGACCTGTCGCTGTGTCATTTGTAGCACGAATCTGGTTACGGATGGTGAGTTCACGCATCGCGGTCATCTTCTCTGCTATTGCGTCAAATGACGGAACAGCACTTGTGTCAGTGGCCGTGCTGTCTGGAGCATTAGGCTTGATCAGTTGTGTCATATTTTTCCTAAATTGTAAGCAAGGGCCCGTGGGTTACCTTGGTCCAATATTTATTGGTTGGGATCAAAAACCTGTTTTAATTCGCTTTTGTTGCGAGGATTGGCAGGCTGTTGTTCCCAGGCTAGAATTTTGTTTTTGTAATACACAGCACGTTTCAAGCTGGCCACAAATGCGTCCACACCTGCCAGGTGATTGGCCAAGGCCACACGCTCTGTGTTGGCATCTGTGTTGTGTAGAGTGATGCTGGCTATGGCATCTGTGACTTGAAACTTGAAGTGGTGCACAAACTGTGCCAGGTCACGGTTTTTCAACAGTGCTTCTGCTTGTGATCCATAGTGTTTGACAGTGTCACGCTGACTGGGTGTTAGACGGTCTATGTTTGACACATCCACAGTCAAGCGGGTGTTGTAAGCATCAAAGGCTTCATCTGAAATCATTGCATTTCCTTTTCAAAATTCATTAGTGACCGTAGTCTTGTGCCTTGCCCATTGCTATGGCCATGTAGTTAAGTTGCGTATCTGGGTCTTGACCCTGTAGTTCAGCACCAATCTGCTGTGTCTTGGCTTCATTGAGTTTGGCCACAGACAGATCTTTCTGTTCTGTTGGGCTGGGTTGTTTGTTGGCAGCAGCTTGTTTGCCTGCTTCAATCATCTTCATGACTTCTTCATCTGACGGCAAGTAGGTATCGCAGTCTTTTACGCCCAACACATACAAGGTGTCAGCAAAAGGCTTCTTGACCTTGGCGTAGATTTCAGGGGTGAGCGTGCCTGACGCAACCATGCCTTGTGTGGTTTGGTATAACTGTGTCTGTGCCTGCTGAATGATCTGTAGACGACCCAAAGCATTCTCTTGACTTTGCATGCCCAAGGCCAATTCAATCTGAATGTGCTTGCGATCACAGAAGTTCATGTCATCCCAGGCCTTGAAATCCAAGAACTCTGGCTTGCCATCTGGGTGACTCTTTTGTGCCAGGCGTTTGACACCATAGTCATCACCGTATTGAATTAGGGTTCGCCAGACCAACCATAGTGCTTCCTTCAATCCATCTGCACTGTTACGCACAGTGTTGTCTTGAATGATCTGATTGGGAGTAAGAGCCATTTGAAGTTTCACCCCTGAGTTGCCGGGTGCCATAACTTCTGGATTAAACACATCTGATGGCGTGGTCATGCCTACCATGGCCATGGTATCCTGTTGGATACGAGTCATTGCCACTTCCAAGAACTGGAGGTTGCCAGCAGGAGCTGGCATTGGGTAGATGTCTTTGGCAGGATCAAACTTTGAATCAAGAATAAAGATGGCAGCTTCGCCGTCCTGCATCATTTCAAAATCCACACGGTCTGGTTTGACACCAATGCGTGGAGTGGCAGTCAGCAAGCCCAACTGGATTTCAGCACGAGCTGCGGAAGTGTTGTATTCCTGCATGGGAATCACACTTTCAGCAATGCTCATGCCGTAGAAGTTGCCAGGAAGTGGCTTGGGACACATGTTGGCCACTGGGATGAATTCAACTTCACGGGCAGATATGATGTAGGAGCCCGAATATATCAGTTCAATCAGTTCCAGCTCGCCGTCCCCGTCAATGTCATACTTGTTCCATACCGTAACAATTGAAACCTGACGACTGTCTGGGTCCGCTGATGCAGCACTTGACACAGGAATACCCATGACAGGCACTGAATCTCTTGCGTGGATAGCAAGGTTGTTGAGCACTGAGCCTGCTTGATACGCACCATTCATGTTGTATTCAGCAAAACGCTCAAACTCAGCAAGGTTGATACCAGGATACAGCTCTGTGGCTTCCTGGATTGTCATGGGATCATAGTAACCACAGAATGGTTGGTCACGCATTTCTGGCACAGTGGGGTCACAGATCCAGTAGTGTTGAGCAATGGGGTGGAATTTGATCTTGATGTTGTAGCCTGTGAGCTTGTATTTGGCCACATAGATTGAGTTGCGAGCAATGGCATCTGCCAGCATGTCTTCTTGGTCGCCTTAAATGGCTGCTGCGTGTTCAGCACCTTCAGCTGCCAGGTCTTCCATGTCCTGTTCTTGATTGGCTGATTCCAAACGGTCTTGGATTAGGCTTTGAACATGCTCGTCCAACTGGCCCTGAATGCCACCAGACATTTCAGCAGCCACACGCTCCAGATCCACTGATACACGCTTGCGGCTTTGACGCACAGGTGTGAGTCCACCGTCAATGGCCTGCTGCTCAAAAGCACGCAGTTGATCCATGGTGCCTTGTGTTTCAACATAGCGTGTGATGGGTTCACGCACAGGCTTGATCATCATCATGCCGTTTTTGTGCATGTTGGCATCCATGACCCAACGCTCCAGCACAAAATGCGGATCGTTCATTTCATTAACAACATGGCTGACCATTTCTGTAGCCTGGCGTGCTGCGTATTCATCATCAGCACCATCAGCCACAAACTCAAAGTTGATTTCGCCATTGGGAGCCAGGCCTTTGGTAATCACAGCAGTGGCATAGTCCACCACAGGTTTCACTGATGGATGGATATAATCAATGCCGTTAACCGGAGCAGTTGAATCAGTGACAGCAAGACAAAGATAATGATAATCACTCGCACGATTGACAGCATTTTTTGTGGCCAGGTAACGCAAATAAGACGCCATTTTGACGTCCATTTGGTTTTTCATTCTTACAAAGTTGGCGTTGATCTTGCGGTTTTGATTGATCTGGTCAACTGGTATTTGTTTGATATCCAACATTGGGACTTTTCCTTGTAGATATCTTATTTAGCGATGGGGCTTAAACCAGGGTTATTGTAGTGTGGAATCCTTGACTGCTGCCATGTGACAGGCTTGGCAGCTCATATTTTCAGTGGCCATGCCTTCTTCATCTTCTGGTCCAATGGGATACATTTCCAATGGCTGTTGTGCGGCAGCAAACGCAGAAGCCAAGGCCTGTGCGTGTCGTTCACACAGCACTGTGGCACCATCGCCCAGCAGCACCAGGTATTCTGCTAACTCTATTGATCTCATGGGGTTCCTTTGTTGTTACACCGCTGGGTCATAGGCCTTTTTCCACGGTGCTTTGTTTGAATCATCTCGTTTGACGTATCTATCTCGCTGTGCTGCCATTCTTTCAGCAGGCGTGCGATTGTCCCAGGGTTCAGCAATGCCCTGCAAGCAGGCCAGCAAGCCATAACGTGCTGAGTCTATACAATCATCTGGGTCTGAAAATCTGCCCTGTTGGTCTACATAGTAGTTCTGTGCTTCACGCAGGAAGTCAGTGCAGTTCTCATTGATCATCAAGGTGCCAAACTCCAACATCTGCCGCATGGCGTTGATACCATAGCTTTTGTGATTGGTCACACGCCCTTGTGGATCAGGAGGATTCATTATGGGCTTTTCCCACACATTGAGTTCATACTGTTCAAACAGCTCGCGGATGCTGTTTGAGCTCATGGTGTAGCGGCCCTGTGTTGAAGCATCAGCTGGCAGCACAATGGGCGTGCCAAACACTTCAGGTCTTAAGAGATGGTTGATATACTGTGTGGGCACAGCCTCCTCCACACCCTGCACCACAATCTGGCGATGCAGCCAAGCTGTGCGTTCATATGGATCCCAGTAGATCAAACTGATCACTGTTTTGTCGTTGACCAAGCCCAAGTCCAAGCTGATAACTCTGTGGATGTTTCGCATCTCCTGGAAGTTGAAGTCACCTGTTTTGTATGTGGGCCATTCACGCAGTTGGAACACAGCACCCTTGCCCATGATTGGCTTGCCTTGAATACGTGCTTCACGCTCGTGTGGCAAGTAATCACGCTCCAGCTGCTGCCTTGTTGAGTTCAACAAGAATGGTTCGCCCCAAAGGTCATATTCTGGAACATCATCCCAACTCACACGCACATAGTCATAGCCTGGTTCACGGTTCCAGAACTTGCTTACCAAGCCGTTGAGTCCTTTGAGTGGTGTAAACGAACACAGCACCATGCCCTGTGTGGTAGCAGTTCGTGTGACTATTTCACTAAAGAAATCGTCCGGGGGTTGCTCATCAAACACCGCAAGGTCAAGCTTGAAACCCTGGAGCTGTCTGACTTCTTGGGTGTAGTTAGCAAACAGCAAATAACTCCTTCCACCAGAACTATGACGAATTTCACAACCAATACAGTTTGCCCCATCATTACGCATGGTATCAAACACAATAGCGTCACGAGGAACAGCACCTGTGCCAAGCGATTCAACCAATTTAACATCTTGAGACCCCAGTAGTTCTTGCTGTAGAACCAGTGCAACCTGGCTCCAACCTTCACCAGCAACCATGGCAGTGATGGGTTTGGCAAAGCGTTTGCCTGTCCACCAGTCAGGATACTGTCCTGTGAGATGCATTGCAGTTTCATAACAGGTGCTAACAGTTTTGCCAATACGGTTAGCAGCAAGGATGCCTCTTCTGTCAGTTGAGGTCACAAAGAACTTGGTCTGATGTTCAAACGGTCTGAAATACTTCAGCTGGTTGTATTGCATGTCATCCGCAATGGCAATCACAAACTCCTGCAGTTTCTGCTGCTGGTCTGTGGTCATTGTGCGGTAGGCTTCAGGAGCGATGCCATGCTGGTCCAGACACCAACGCAGGCTACGCCGCATTAACACATTGGGATCAAGCATCAAACTTGTCCGTTTGGTTGCCCCACACTGCCCAGCCAGGTGCTGTGGTCCTGGCAAACATTTCCAGTCTGGGTCTGTCGCCAAACAATCGCACAATGTCATCTCGCACACGATCAGGCTTGCGACTGTGTTCTCTGCGTGGTTCCAGCACAACCTGTGCCACATCACGATGCACTCTTGGCAGTCCTGCACCACGTTTGGCCAACAGGCACAGTTCAGCATTGGATTTGGTATAGTTGCCCACACCCTTGAATATGGTGCCCGACTGTGGATTGGTCTTGACCCAGGTAAACGCACAGGTAATGTAGCGGAATCCCCAGGCTGGTATGACCTGTTCAATGCAGCGGTCAAGATAGGGCATTGTGGTCCACATCAGCAACACTGAATCCGCCGCGGCTGGCACAGGCACAGCACAGATTTCAGGTATGGTCATTGTGGGATACTTGTCAGTGACCCCACCACCAAACTTGGTTCCTGTTTTCCGTGCAGCATAATGCCAAGGTGGATCAGCATAGATTATGTCATACAGCACAGTTTACTCCTGTGTGGGTTTGCACCAGACCTGACGCACCTGATCAATGTGATACAGGGCATGAGCCAGGTCTGCGATCTCTTCAGCTGTGGCTGGCCAAGTGTCTGGACTGTCAAGGTCCGTGCCAGGTGGCTTGTTTAGGCAGTGCATGAGTCGTTCAGAGGTCAGTCGCTGAATGTGCTCAAGCTGCCCAGGAAACTTCAGGTAGAAAGCTTCACGGTTCACAGCATTGACCTTCTGCATTATTTTGGTGTCATCAGCACGACGCCGTTCCACAGCAGCACGGATTTCAGAATCTCTTGGATCGTTCATCAGTCGTCCAAATCCCAAGGATTGGCAGCAGCACGCTGGTCCAGGGTAATGAAATCACGGTCCACATAGCGGATCCATTGATTGGTGTTGTTGTAACGCAGGGTCTGCATCATGGCACGCAATCTACGTCCCACTGGAGTGAGTGTGCCATCATCACGCTGCACAATCTGTTCACCAGTGCGTGGGTCAACCCACTTGATGATTTCGGGGCGAACCTTGCCCCACTTGTCAATCTTTTCGCCCACTGGCTTGGGTTCAATGGGACCCATGACTTCGTAGGTGATACAACCATTCTTATACTTGCGGAAGGTGCAGTGCATCTTGCGACCTTGAGCACGATAGTCTGGATCACTGTGTGGCACAAACGCAGTGAAGAACTCGTTCTGCAGTTCAGCACGACTGGGGATACCTGCTGCACGTTCTGGTGTGGGCTTCATGGGCTCTTCAGGCACCATGTCAGTTTTCTCAAGGTATGGATTGTCCTTGCCAATGAACTTGGGATCCACAGGCTGACCATTCAGCACATCCATGGCCACTTGGTATTTGAGCTTGTTGGCACGACCTTTGAGGTTCAGCACAACGCCTGTTTCATCAAACACAAAGCGTTCCAGTTCTTTGGCTGTGGGGAAGTCTGTCATCAAGCCTTCCAGGTCAAAGTCGCGATTGGAGGCTGGCAATGCAGTCTCTGGTTTCACAGGTTTGGATTTGGCTCGGGGTTCTGGGGCGTCTTCTGCCCAGGGATTGGTTTGAGTCTCAAGCTCAGAGGTTGGTTTGTTCATAGCATTTTCCTTTCATAACAAATCAAATAAGTGGGCAGCGGTAGCGACGCTGCCCCAAAGCCTGTGGTTAGGCCTTGTTTCCTTTGCGTGGGCCACGACCCACGTTGACATCCATTTTGATGCCTTCTACTGCTGAATCACGGAAGCCTCGCATGCCACGACCGCGTGCTGCCACTGCGTCTGTGACCATGTTGGCCAGGGCTGATCGTTCACTGCCACTTTTGCTTTTGGCTGTCATGAACTCACTACGCTTGCCGCCAGGGTTCTCATTGCCTGTGGTAGGACCACGACGTTGATTGATGGCCTTGCTTTGTGGGTTGGTGGTTGATGTTCTCATATTATACTCCTGCCTGGATGTAGATGTTGCCAGTGCCTGACACACTGATGATGCCAATGTAGACGTTGCCTTGGTATTGGCCCAGTCCAGGATTCACATACACAGTTTCTCCTGTGCGAACAGCAATGATTGGCTTGCTGTTGGCCACGCCAGGTGTGGGATGGCTCACATTGGCTACCACTGCTGCGTTTGAACTGAAAGCCACAAAGGCCAAGTTGCCAGAAGCATTGTCAATCTTGAACAGTGTGCCTAAATCAACTGATTGGCCAGTCATCACTGTGTTGGCTGCTGTGGCTGAAAAGCTCACAGCGTAGGTGCTGCCTGTGGGTGTAAAGGTTGCTTGTGCCATTTCAGTTCCTATTAATACTGGCTCTTGGGACCGTAGTTGAATGATTCACTGTCACGGCTCACAGGAGTGCGTCCACGGCTGAGTTCACCGTATGAGTTGCCACCAGATTGACCAACGCGAATGCGGTCAGGGTTGCCTGAATAGTTCTGACCCTTCTTTGGATCCCAGGCACGTGTGCCACCTGGGTTGCGAACCTGTGCACCACCATTGATGTAGTCTGGGTTCTTGATCTTGGTGCTTGAAGGCAGTGCATCATACGGAGCTTGACGATAAGCGTCCTTGGTCACTGAAGGTCCTGTGCCTTTCTTTGGCTGGCTGGCCACGGCACCATTGCGTTGCTGACCTGGATAGTTCACAAGGCGACCATCGTTTGAATGGCCTGACCAGTGGTTGTGTTTGTATTTGGTTGAGCCCTTGGCTGGACCTTGACCAATGCCGTCAAACTGCAAGCCGCGATCTGATTGGGTTGATTTCATTTGGATTTTCCTTTGGATTTGGGTTTCTTGGCTGCCTCACGCTTGACCGCGTATGCAATGGCCACAGCTTGCTTGACAGGACGTCCAGCAGCGACTTCAGCCCCAACATTTTTGTTGAAGGCTTTTTTGGATGTTGACTTGGTTAGAGGCATAGTATTATTTATTGTTCCTTGTTAATACCAGCTATTTGGGCTATGGCTTCTGCAAAAGCTTGGCGGCGTGTTTCAATGTTGGCAGCTGAATCTGTGACTTCAACTTCAGTTTTGTCTGCCACAATCTTGTTTAACAGGGCACGGTCATACATCTGAACCTGGCTCCAGTCTTCACGAGCAATGGCACCCACATAGTTGTCAGCAATCTGTTCAGGAAAAGGCACGCCAGCCCGGACTTCAATGGCGTCAATCAAGTCTTCAATCCGGATCTTGTTGCCTGATCCTTTGGGACGGCCTGCTCCAGGACGGGCACCGCCCCAATTTGGTGATTTGTTATCTTGATTCATATTCAAGTATACTTATGATTCTGGTAAAGTGTGGGGTTTTTACAACAATAATAACCCGCCAAAAAAAAGTAATACTAAAGTATAGGTTGGCCAATAAATCGCCATTTGCTATACTACACATATCGCAACAACGTATCAGGAGATACACAAATGGCATCAACCAAACTTACCAAGGCTGTTTTTAGCCACGTAAATGAATATTTGTATGAGATCTTGTATGATGAAATCAAGGATCACGCTGTCAGCATTGGTTCTGCGTCAGAGTTAAACACATACCTTACCAAAGGTATGATTGGTGAATATCGCGTGAGTGCTATGACAGCACACAAAGATGTCATGGGTTTTTACAAGGCCATGCTCAAGGTATGTAAATGGTTGATGGCCAATGGTCCAGAAGGCTATCGCGATGATCCCAGTTGCCATGGCACTGAAGATCGTGGTTGGTATCGTGTGTATGGTGCCATTGTGCTTAAAGATGGCTATTTCTGTTCTATGGATTTGGGCCGCGATCAATGGATGGCTGAAACTTTGTTAGCGGCTGAGGCAATCACTGATCAGCAATACGCCGCTTACAAGACGTCAATGACGCTGAAAATGATGAACAACGAGCGTTGGAAAACCAATGATTTTCCTGATGTTAAGAAGATTCGTGATTACTGGCAACCACAGGCACAAGAGAAAGTGTTAGATATGCGTCTGATTCGTATGTTAGAGGCAGCATAATAACCCTACAGGTCAATGTAATACTTTGGGTTTACATTGACCTCAAAATCCCTTTTTGTTATACTAACATTATCGCAACAACGCTTCACAGGAGCAACAAATGGCAAACGCACATCTCGCACAATCCATCCAAGATCTCAAGCGACAGATTGGTGTATCTTACCCACTTCGCAATGTGTATTTGAGCAGTGGTGGTCAGAAAAAGGATCGCCCAGATCTGATCCAACGCCGACGCGATTATATTCGCACTTGTATTGAAACTGTTCGTTTGATGGAGGCACAATAATGATCAACCCTGTTCAACAACAGATTGAGCACTATGCTCGCGACGCTGGTTTTGACAGCGTTGAACACATGAAATCACACTACACTGACAAGGCCTGGGCTCAGGTGCTGGCTCATTTGATTGATCGTGCTCGCCGCGATTTGGGAGAAACGCAATGAAATACCCAGCAGATCATCTTGTGATACACGAAGAAGTTGGTCCAACCGGACTGACAACATACTATATCAATACCTATTATAACTGTGTCAAACAACGACATTTTTATTTTACCAAGCCAGCGGCTGAAGCCTGGGTCAATGAATATCTCAAAAGAGAACTGGAGTGCCAACAATGAACCCAGTGCTCAAACAAGACATTGCTGAACTACGCCGCACTGCTGTTCAGGCAGTGCGTTTGATCCACAGTCGCAACAACTACACAGTGGGGCAGGCACAACGCATTGCGGCTGCTCAACGTCAGTTGGCCCTGTTGATACGAGATTTGGAACAATAACCTAAATACAGGATGAAAACCATGAGACTGTTAGAAGTGGCAAGAATGCGTGGCTTGATCGCACGACTCATAAGAGAGTATGGCGAGGAGCGTGCCATGGCTATCATACGTGAAGCTTTGGAAGCAGAGATGAAAGTATGAAGGTTCCCAAACTCAAGTATTGGAACTTGGCCATGGCCGCGGGCAACTACCGGGATTTTGAAACCACCCGGCGTATTGACGTTGTGGATCAGGTCACAGTGGATATCACCACAGGAGCCTTGAGTGGACAGCAACAGGTCTATTTGGCTGAAACTGTGAACACAGCAGATGACTACTATCGTTGGAAGTTCAAAACAGCAGAAGATCTCTATGTGTTGCGTATCCCAAGAGAATATATCTTGCGTGAGCATTTACGCAAAACTGGCACTCCAGGCATTTGGGAATATCGTAGGAGCTTGCTGATACCACACTGCGGTGTAGAGCGTGTGAGCGTCAAACCAGAATAATATTAGCCGTTTATAAATACCCGCATGCACACCAACACGCGGGTTCTCTATTTCAACGCTGCCAAACAGTGGGTTGAAAAACGCACATTCCAAACTGCCTGGACGCCAGCTCAACTGGCATTTATGCGGCAGTGGGGCTATGAATCAGATCAAGTGAACAGCGAGCCAAATCTTGCTCGCGGTGTTTCTTCTTCAATGCTGAGTTGTGCCAACTCCAAGGCCTGTTCGTGACTGGTCAAACGATGTATGATGTTGGCCGGTGTGTCTGCTGTGACCACTGGAATGCCTG